AGATAAGATATCATAACAGTAGACTTACCAGACTGTCTGGGTAGTTTACATATAGTAAAACGATTATTGTGAAATGTACCAACCATCTCTTTTTGAAAGGGGTACATCTTAAATGGTATTAGTCCTTCATCAAGGGAAACAATCTTTACATAATTCTGTATAAAGTACAGAGGGTCTTCCATACATTTTGAATATTCAAGGAGTTGTTTCTTAGTCCAGTTCTGTTGTACGTTTGCTCTTTTGAGATTAGGATTACCAAGATAGGTCGCATCAGCCATCTGTCTTTCCTTTTAGCATCTTTTGGAGTTCAGCAGTCGAACCAACAAACAATGCGTTAGTAACATTCTTGGGTGCAGAATTAGGTACTTCTTTAAGTTTTCGCATTTTCTCTTGTAAGTCACCTAACTTCTCCGTTACCTCTGCTACTTGTTTAATAAGATTTCCAGCAACCTCGTATGCTCTTGGGTGTTCACCCTCTTTTGCAAGCTCCAGGATTCCCTCAATCGCTTGAGAACCTTTTTCAACAAGACCATAAAAGTTCTCTCGTTGATATTTATAATCATTCTCTATATCGTCTTCATTACTATTCGGTTTAACAACAATCTGTTTAGGTGTTACTTTTTTCAATTCCGTTTCAACTGGGTCTAGTATCCCTAGAGCCTGGTCGATTATATTATCAGTATTAGTCATTATGATTTCTTTACGTCTGTTCCAGCTACTACATCATAATTTTTTGCATCTTGAAAGAAAGAACTTGTTTCATTAAAACCAAAATCATCATCTGCATCTGCACTAGCTGGAGTAGGTGCAACTGAATATCTTTGTTCTCTTGTAGGTTCAACAGCTGGTAGATTTGCATATTGATCAACTTGAACTGTTTTGATAACCTTAGATGAAGTAACAGGGCCATATAGATAAAATTTAGCAGTAAAATTTAATGTATAAATTATTGCTCGTCTTGATGTAAAGTCTCCAGCATAGTTATCTTCATAACCTACAGTATTTAAAATGATAGGAATATCTCTTTTAATTCCCATATCAGCCATATCATTGATTGTCAATGTATAATCTGGTTGAAAGAATGGAAGTATTTGTTCTACAATCTGTAATGCATCATCAGAGTTTTTTGCCATTGCAAATAATTCAATGTCCATATTATATGGAACAGGCATATACTGTGAGTCTAATTTGTTTGCATCTGCACTATCTGATTTTACTTTTTTAAATCTTTGTACTCGATTTAATTTCCTACCAGCATCATATGTCAACGCACCTATTTCAAAACCTAATCTTGGTAAAGTTATTGCAGTTGAATTTGTTAAAGATGGGTCTGAATCTAAACGAGTTAAATACTTTTGTTTCGGCCCGTATGCAAGAGGTACTTTCATACTTTGTATTATATTTCCAGTATTATTCTTACGAACAATCTGTATATTATTAAACATAGTTCCAAACGCAACAATTACGTTTCTCACAGTTTCATGGTAAAATTGTTGACCTAACATTATATATTCTCCTTATTCATTATATTTATGCGATTGTAGCGATTGGAGATGCAAGACATTCTACTTGCCAAACTCCATCTGTACCATCATCTGTTAAACAAGTTATTCTTGCTCTTGAACCAATGACTGTACTATTTACAAATGTAAGTGCATCACCACCATTATCAAAAACTGCGTTTGCAGCAGTACCACCAGCAAGACTTAATGCACCAACAAAGTTACCACCAGAACCATGTATATTAACAATTGTAGTTTTATCACTTGCAACAGCAACCCTTACAATAAGGTCATAAAATATGCCTGGATTTGTTGTAGCTGCGTTAGGCAAGTTGATTACGTTATTTTCTGTACCATCAATTAATATTGTCGCACCAGATTGTGCGGCTGTTAAAGATGCACTTACAGCAGAGTTAGTATTAAAGGTAGTAACTAGTGTTTTTCTACCAGCAACTGAACCACCAATAATCGCACCAGTTGTTGAGATTGCACCAGCACCAACATCAATACTTGTAAATCCAGATGTAATACTACCAGAGTTTAATGCACCTACCGATACTAAACCAGTTGCAGTTGTTATTGAATTTTGTGTTGCAGTTGCGACTGTTCCAGTTAAGTTACCAACAAATGCTGTTGATGTAATACTTGTTCCACCAGTAACTACACCAGCATCAATAACAATCGCTCCATCAAGAACAATCTGTTGACCACTTAGTGGTGTAATTAATAAGTCAGTACCAGCAGTTGAACTAATCGTATTACCATTTATATTAAGATTATCTACTTGTAATGCAGTAAGAGTTCCTACTGAAGTAATAGCAGTCTGAGCTGCACCAGTAACAGTTGCAGCAGTTCCAGATGCGTTCCCAGTTAATGCACCAACAAATGCTGTTGACGTAATACTTGTTGCACCAGTAACCACACCAGCATCAATAACAATAGCTCCATCTAAAACAATTTGTTGACCACTAAGTGGTGTGATTAATAAATCAGTACCAGCAGTTGAACTTATTGTATTAAGATTTATGTTGATATTATCTACTTGTAATGCTGTTAATGTTCCTACTGAAGTAATAGCAGTCTGAGCAGCACCAGTAACAGTTGCGGCTGTACCAGATGCGTTTCCAGTTACGTTACCAGTTAATGCACCAGCTAATAATGTTGCAGTTAGTAAACCAGTACTACTATTAAATGTTAAATTAGAACCACTCTTTGCACCCAAGTCTCCAGTTGCGCCAGTTGCAAATAATGGGAAACAAGTAGTATCACTCGATTCATCTGCAACAGTAATCGCAGTACCAACAGATGCTAATGCAACTGCGATATTTGCAGTACCATCAAAACTAGTTCCACCAATAGTTCTTGCAGTCGCAAGAGCTGTAGCAGTTGCAGAAAGTGCTACAGCGATATTTGCAGAACCATTAAAACTTGTTCCACCGATAGTTCTTGCTGTTGTTAATGTTGCAGCTGAACCTGTTGTGCTTTGATTGAGTGTTCCTATTGTAAAATCTAGTGTGTTATCTGCATCATCATAAGCTACAGTAATGCCTGTTTCTGTATTAGATGAAACCATTGCACCGACTGTATCTGAAATTGTTTCAGAAAGTGTTGTACCATTAATAGTAATCGCATCAGCTTCTAGTGTTCCGTCTATATCAACATCTCCAGAGATATCTAAATCTGCCATAACAGCAGTTCCAGTTATATTTGGTGTAACAATAGTTGGTGTACTAAGAGTTATTACTGAAGCAGTTGCACTAATACCAGTAGATAATGAAGATGCATCTCCAATCAGAGTATAAATCTCTAAAAAGTTGTCGTTAATTTTATCTGCGGCTACTCTTAATGTATCTCCTGCTCCATCATTGGCAGCATTACCTATACCCAATGTTTGATTTGCCATTATACTCTCCTAAAGTTATTTAACATATAATTATCCTAAACTACCAGCATCACCGAATGGATTACTTTCAGAAAAATCTAAAACTGTATCATCCAATTCGTCAAATAACTCATTCTGACTTGTTGTATTCGTACTTTCATTCTGTCCACCTACTATATAGTCTTCTGAAATTAGATATTCTGGATTACCAGTATCAGCTGCATTTTCAAGAAGTAAACTTTCTCCAAATGATGCTGGGTCTGTAACAATTAATGTTGTATCCAAAGTAGTATTTGTTCTGTCAAATGTAAATGATCTATCTATAGTTAATGATTGACCAATAATAGTACCTTGTTCCAAAGTAAATTGAAATAGTGTACTATCTAAAGATAACTCACCCTCTATTGCATCAATAGCTGCAATACCAGTATCAATAACTTCTGAACTATATTCGTATTGTTTACATCTTAGTTTGAATACTGGGTTATTGTCCAGTTGATAAAAAGGTTCGTCATGGTCTACAAAACTTATCTCAAACATCTTTGCAAATATAGGGTGGAAAACTAAATCTCCCTCTTGTGGTCTATCTGCTTCTGTGGAAGCTGTGTCCTGTAATAGATAAAAATTATTATCTCCTTGTACACTCGTAAGTGTTGAGGAACTTCCTGTCTGACTGATACTACCAATTTCTAAAAGAACACCACCACCAGTTGTATCTGTTCCAGATTCAATTGTAAACTGACTATCCATTTCTTGAAATCGTTCTTTGGAAACAACGAATGTAATCTCGTTACGATTCTCTAAACCGAATGTTGATATGATTTCTTTGTCACCACCAAAACCTTCTGAGTCTTCTACATACATTTCGATTGGTGTTTGTTTTGTAAACTTAGAAAGACTATCTTCTCCAAGAACTGTATCTAATGCAACTGTATCACGATTCACATAGAACACATCATGTCCATAAATCTGTATCGCTTCCTTGACTAGATTTTGGTATAAACTTCTTTCTGTTGCCAGAGAGTGAAGATTACTTGTATGAAATGCACTATTAACTGCCATAGGATTAACCCATGCCGAACATTATAGGAGGAGAATTTGTTATTGATATTAATTCTTCTAGTTTTTCAAGTTCCTCTTGTGCTTGAGAAAATATGTTTTCCCCATTCATAGTTACACCACCTAACATTGCAACACCAGAAAACTTTGAAAGGTTTGCACCCCATTGTCTTTTAATTAATGCTGTTGCATATCTTTTTAAATGAATATCATCAAAGATATCTGAATAAGAAGCTGGGTCTATTTTACGATAACATTCAATAATTATATATTCTCCAGCACTTACATCATTTGACCAATCCATATCAATATACAAACGATTTTGGTGTTGATTAAAACGAATTGGTTTCTCTCCAACAAGAATATGTTCTAAGAAATCTAAATGTTGCATAGTCATTTCATAATGAATAATTGAGGTAGAACTGAAATCATAAAGATCATTTAATCTAAGTTGGTATCTAATATCAAACATATTATTTGTTGATGAGTCAGAGAATGGAAAAATTCCCATAACAGATATTACTGAAGACGGCATTGGAATAAAACCATTACCCTCACCAAAAGATGCAGTAATACTATTGTCTATTGAATCTGTTGCAGATGTAGTTGAATCTGTTTTAGAACGCTCAATATCAGTTGCAGTTATTTGATATTTCAGTAACATTCTTTCCACACCATCATAGTGATATTGTGCAAAGTATTGTAATGCTTCATCAACTCTGTCATCAATTTGATCATCAGATACATTTATATCAATAACACCAAAACCTAATGCTCTAAGACAATAAGTTTTTAGCGTTGCTTTTGAACTTGGTACTGCCATTTGTTATCCTTAACTTGGTTCTGTTGGCCAATTAGTATTACCTAATGTAGCTCCATTCCAACTCGCACTTGTATTGTTAGCAGGCAAATCTCTCAATGCAGTTCTATATGTTGTCCAAGCATCACTAATACTATAATCAGAAACACCCATCCAATCTGACTCTGCAAGTTTTTCATCTCGTTCTTGACGTAATACTGCCATTGGTAATGCACCACCATTTGCTAATGCTGATTCAATTTGATCCCAGAAACCACTCCAATCTTCATTATCGTGTTTTGTAAAACTTGCATTAAACTCTGCTTCTGTAGTTGGATTTCCTATCATAGAATATAGGTCTTTTCCTAAAACAAGTAATGCGGCTGATACTAAATTTATTCTAAGAACTTTATAATTATTTAAACTACTCATATTATTATCCTATGTTTGCTTCGTTAATACAGAAGATTCTTGATCTCGTATTTCCATCATAATTATTGTTTGGGTCAAGTCTGTATCTCCAATTGTAATTGTTGCTGAATCATTTCCTCGTCTACAAGCAGGAAAGTATGTTAGTTCTTCTGTTGTGCCAGGAGCATCTACACACATCAAAGATAATTCGTTAAATTCTATATTACCAGCTGCATAGACTCTAATTATACCATCTGCATTATTAGAACCAGCATTCTCTAAAGTAGTTCCACTTATATCTACTGCTGTTGCACCAGCTATACTTCTTCTTACTGAAAAATAACCATATCTTGTGTATGTGTTAACCAGTTGGGGAAGACTTATGAGAACTAAGATTTTTGAGTCTGCAAATTTTGGTTTAATATGACCAGCACAAGTTGTAATGTCAACATATGCATTTGAAGTTGTAGTGAAAGCTGCAGAGGTGTGTTTTCTAGTTTGTACTTGAACAATACCACCTTGTGGTATAGAACCAACATCAAATTTTTGATTTAATCTATTATTAAGAGCAGCACTTCCATCATCTGTTCCTTCTTCAAAAAGAATTTTACTACCATCATTGGCTGCAGACCCATCTGTTGCATTTAATAAAAATTCATCTCCAACATCTGTTCCAGATGCAGAAGCATCTAATAGTATTCTACCAGAAACATTACCAATAAGTTCTGTTGCAGCACTAACACTTGTTCCAGCACTAACACTTGTTGCAGCAGTTATACTTCCATCTACTGCAATGTTTGTATCTAACTTTGCAGAGGTAATAGCATCAGCTGCTATTTTTGCAGTACTGATTGCACTATCTGCAATTCCACCAGTTCCTATTGTACTTAGTGCCATTCTTCTCTCCTATTATTCTTTTGGATACTTGTCTTTAACTGCTTTAATTGCCGCAAACCAAGTACCAGTTTTGTCACCTTTATCAGCTAACATATCTTTATATAATAAATCTAACTGTTCTTGCCATGATGGATATTCTGGTTTTCTACTTCTATTATATGCGAGTGCATCATAAGCTGTTTTTAATTCTGCTTGTTTAGCAACAATATCAGATACAGATATTGGAGTTGTGTCATTTAACCATTCAATACTTTTTGGATTGTCAGCGTAACACACAAATACTGCGTTTGCATTTATCGCTTGAATTGCTGTTGTAACATTGTAATTATCTGACATTATAATACCTCCATTATTATCATACTAGATGCAACTGCGAAACCAGTAGCAGCTGTTGGTAAACCACCACCATTATTAAGTCTAACTGCACCAGTATTAGTTCCAGCACTACCAGCCTGGACATGAAATTCTATTGCCACACCAGCCTGATGTTTTCCAAAATATACTCCTTGCATATTAATAGGAGCAGTTTGTGGTGTAGTTGTGAAATCCCCACTATAAACAAAAAAAGAGTTGCCATTATAAGAAATAAAATTAGTATCTGCAAATAAAGTAGTCTCACCACCATTATCAGTATTAGTATTTTCATTCTGAAATGACTTTACAAAAATATAAAATTTTGATCTAGAAGATATTGGTGTTACTGTTTTAGTCATACTAGTAAATCCAGCAGTTGATGATGGTATAGCTGATACAGTTATTTGTTGGTTTCCACTAAAAGTTCTATCAACATTATCTATAACACTTTGAATTTGTAATATTTGACCTTCAGTAGTATCTCCAGATATTGCATGACCTTCACCAGAATTTAATACTGCACTTACATCACCAGTCGCATCTTCAAATAATATTTCTTCACCAACATCAGTTCCAGATGCAGATGCATCTAATACAAAACCACCAGATTCATCTGATGTTAAAATTAAAACCACATTGTCTGCAATTGTAACTGCTTCACTTACTGTGAATGATGTTTGAGATGCAACAGCAGTAATCGTTAATGAATCATCAGTTGAGATCGCAGTTTGACTAGCAGCATCAGATATTGAACGAACAGTAGTGTCTGAAACATTAACAACCATTCCTACAACAATCGTGCCAGAAACACCATCTACTGCGATAGTTGCTGAAGCACTTACTGCACTATTTACAGTAACAGTTGCAACTGAAGAACCATCTAATTTTAATTTATCTTTTGCTGTAAATCCATTACCTACTACTGCTCCTGCTACGTTTATATCACCAAAAGTAAATCCTGTTCCGTCATCATCAATCTTTGCGGCTGTGATTGCATCATCAGCAATACTTGCAGTTGCAATTGTTGTTCCATTACCTAATAG